GTGGCATCCGGCGAGCTGTGTGGTACAGACTACCTCGCCACAAGCCTGACGGTGGTTGCCGATGAGGACGATAACGCATTCATAGCGGCACTTCCCGCCAACGCGTTCCCGCCGCTGCCGGATTCGGGCTGGCTGGAAGCGGGAGACATCTACATCTACGGCGGCGAGGCGGTCATCGTGCGCCAGTCGCACCATCGCACCATCTATGCGCCAGCAGAGACACCGGCGCTGTTCCTCGTCTACCGCGAGAATGCGGGCGATGCGCTGGACTGGGTAGCGGGCGAGAGCGTCGTGGTAGGCACGCAGCGTAGCTACAACGGGACGCTGTACACGTGCATCCAGGCCCACGTCACGCAATCTGACTGGACGCCGCCAGCAACACCGGCGCTGTGGCGCGTTGTGCAGGAGGCAGGCGACGCATGGGCGGCCTACGTTCAGTATGACATCTGCGACGTGGTGACGTACAACGGCACCGAGTACGAGTGCCGCCAGAGTCACACGTCCCAGCCTGGATGGGAGCCGCCGAACGTGCTAGCACTGTGGCTACCACTGTAGTTCGCCTAATTCCAATTCGGGATAAGTCTGACTTATGATAATGCCGATTATCGCAGAAAAGGCGCTTCCAGGGCCGGTGGTGAACATGGTCCTGGACTCGCTGGGCTCGGATCACTCGAAGCGGGCCTACGAGCGCGCGCTGACGGACTTTGCGGCGTGGTATCAGCGGCAGGGCCGGCCGGGGCTGGCCAAGGCGACGGTGCAGCGCTACAAGACGACGCTGCTGGAGCGCGAGCTGGCGCCGAGCACGATCAACCAGCGGCTATGCGCGATCCGGGCGCTGGCCCGCGAGGCCGCGGACAACGGGGCGCTGGACCCGGGGCTGGCCGGCGGGATCGCCCGGGTGAAAGGCGTGGCCCAGCACGGACGGCGGATGGGCAACTGGCTGAGCAAGGAACAAGCACAGCGGCTGCTATGTGCGCCGGACGCCTCGACGCTGAAAGGGCTGCGGGACCGGGCCCTGCTGGCAGTGTTAGTCGGGTGCGGGCTGCGGCGGAGCGAGGCGGCGGAGCTGACGTTCTCGGACATCCAACAGCGGGAGGCGCGGTGGGCGATCATCGACCTGGTCGGTAAGGGTAATCGGGTGCGGACAGTGCCGATGCCCAGCTGGGCCAAGGCTGCGATCGACCGCTGGGCCCAGCAAGCCGGGATCGCGGATGGGGTCCTGGATCGGATGAACGGCAATCGAGTGTTCCGGTCGCTGAGCCGGCACGGTCACATTAACGGGGACAGCATCTCGCCGCAGACGGTCGCCGACGTGGTGAAGGAGCACGCAGCGGCGTGCGGGTTCAAGGCTTTGGCTGCGCATGATCTGCGGCGGACATTCGCCAAGCTGGCCTATGCGGGTGGGGCAGGCCTGGACCAGATCCAGCTCTCGCTGGGCCACGCGAGCATCCGCACGACAGAGCGTTATCTGGGGCTGGAGCAGGACTTGCATGATGCCCCGTGCGATCGATTGGGATTGCGAATATAGGAGGCCGAGCCGTGCCCTGGACCGTAGACAACCCGCCAAGCCCGCCCGTAGGGGACGATTGGACAGCGGAAGAGGTCGCGGCCTGTGTCGCGGCCGCAAACGCGGTCCTCGAGGACGGCGGCAGTGAAGAGGATGCGATCTTTGCCTGCATACACGCTGCAGGCAGGAACAGGAGCGAGACCATGCCAACAGAACAGCGCGAGATGGAGCGCCGCACCGTGCAGGTGCACGAGCTGCGCGTGGAACAGCGGGAGGGCGAGCGGCCGCGGATCGTGGGCCACGCCGCGGTATTCGAGCAGCTGAGTGAGGACCTGGGCGGGTTCCGCGAGCAGATCGCGCCGGGCGCCTTTGCCCGGGCCGTGCGCGAGGACGATGTGCGCGCCCTATGGCAGCATGATGACCGCTATGTGCTCGGACGCACCCGGAGCGGCACGCTGAACCTCGTTGAGGATGAAGAGGGCCTGGCCGTGGACATCACACCTCCGGACACGCAGTGGGCGCGCGACTTTACCGAGTCGATCCGGCGCGGCGACGTCGATCAGATGTCCTTTGGCTTCCAGGTTCGCCGCGATCTCTGGGAAGAGGACGATCAGGGAGAGGTGATCCGGACGTTGCTCGACGTGAAGCTGTTCGACGTCTCGCCGGTGACTTTCCCAGCGTACCCGCAGACCTCAGTCGAGGCGCGCAGCCGCGCACAGCAGATGCAGGCGCCAGAGCCAGAGCGCGGCCAGGCGATCGCGATGCTGAGGCGCCACCTCGACCTCGAGGAGGTGCGATTTTCCCCACGTGGGGACGCGGATGGCGAGTGATCTGTGGAAGACGGGGCTTGGGCTGATCTGGCGCGAGCTCCTGGAGGAAGACGGGTATCACTGCCTGGAGGATCTGGCAGCGGCAACGGATGAACGGCTGCTTGCGATCCCAGGCATTGGGCCGATGAAACTGCGGGCGATCCGCAGAGTGGCCCCATATCGAGACAAGGCTGCACCAGGGGGTGCAGGACACAAGGACCGGGCAGACGTACCGGAGGGCCGGGCGCCTGAGCCGGGAACGGACTCAACAGACGACGATCATCAAGTGGAGGTATGACGATGAACTTGCGAGAGCTTTTGCAGAGGCGCGCCAACCTGATCCACCAGGCGCGCGAGATCATCGACGGGGCAGATGCCGACGACCGGAACCTGACCCAGGAAGAGCAGGACCGCTACGATGCGCTGATGGAGGATGTCAACGATCTCAGCGAGCGCATCGACCGCACGCAGCGGCAGCAGGCTATGGAGGCCGATCTGCAGCAGTCGCGGCAGGACCCCATCTTGCCCGATCCGGACACATCCGGCGACGAGCAGGAGACGCGGGTTCAGCAGTGGCAGGGCGAACAGCGCACCGCGCTCAACCGCTTCCTGCGCGACTTTGAGCAGGGCGGGGCGCGGATCCAGCTGCGAGCCCTGCAGGCCGATAGCGACATCTACGGCGGCTACCTGGTCACGCCGGTACAGTTTGTGCGCGACCTGATCCAGGCCGTGGACGACCTGACCTTCGTGCGCCAGTGGGCCACGCGGCACGAGGTGGCCAGTGCGCAGGCGCTGGGAGCGCCGAGCCTGGACAATGACCCGGCCGACCCGACCTGGACCAGTGAGCTGGCGATCGGGAGCGAGGACAGCACCATGTCCTTTGGAACCCGGGAGCTCAATCCGCATCCGCTGGCCAAGTACATCAAGGTCAGCCGTAAGCTGCTTCGGCTGGTAGCGGACGCGGAGAGCCTGGTGCGTGAGCGCCTGGCCTACAAGTTCGCAGTGACCGAGGAGAATGCATTTCTCAATGGGGACGGCGCCGGCGAGCCGCTGGGCGTGTTCACAGCGAGCGACCTCGGGATCAGCACCAGCCGGGATGCCAGCACGGGCAACACGGACACCAGCATCATGTTCGACGGGCTGATCGAGGCCAAGTACACGCTCAAGATGCAATACTGGCCGCGCGCTCGCTGGCTGTTCCACCGGGATGGCGTGAAGCAGATCGCCAAGCTCAAGGATGGCGAGGGTCAGTACATCTGGCGCGAGAGTGTGCGCGTAGGCGAGCCGGACCGGATCCTGGGCTTCCCGGCGTACATGAGCGAGTATGCGCCGAACACGTTCACCACAGGCAAATATGTGGGCATCCTCGGAGACTGGGCCACAGGCTACTGGATCGCGGACTCGCTGAGCATGGAGATCCAGCGCCTGGTCGAGCTCTATGCCGCGACCAACCAGGTGGGCTTGATCGGCCGCCTGGAGTGCGATGGCATGCCCGTGCTCGAGGAAGCGTTCGTGCGGGTTACGCTGACCTAGTCGATGGCGGGTAGCCGCTATCACGAAGATAGAGGGGCGGGGCAACCCGCCCTTACAGGAGGGTTTTGAGATGAACTTGAGCAAGAACGTCCAGATCCGCACCGCTCTGGATCACGCAGAAGGCAGCGCGGATCGCAACGGTGCGACCTTTGATATGCAAGGGTTCGAGGGCGTGATGATGGTTGTCAAGTTCGGTGACATTGCCACCGGCGCAACAACCAACATCCACGCGGAAAGCGGCACTGACTCCACTCCGAGCGATGCCGCGGATCTCACGGGCACCAGCATCACGGTCGCGGCCGACGATGACGACCAGATCTTTATCATCGATCTGTACCGGCCTCGAGAGCGGTATGTGCGCGTCGTAGTCGATAAGGATGGCAGCAACAACACGGAAGAAATGGCATTCTATATCGGCTACAGCTCCCGCAAGGGGCCGACGGTCATGACCCTGGCCGACGAGGTGACCTACGAGCTGCACGTGAGCCCTGCTGAGGGCACGGCCTAAACACGGCCTATAAGCGCAGATACAGGGGCGGGGCAACCCGCCCCTACAGGAGGCATATCATGAACAAGCGATGGGGAATAGTGATCGCGGTCCTGGCCGCGATCGTGGCCGTAGTCGCGCTGGTGTTCGCAGTGTTTCCCTCGGCTGCACCTGTGCCGGGAGAGTTCACGCCGCGATCGTACAGCGCGCAGGTCTACATGGAGCAGGGTGGCAACAAGCAGGTTGTAGCGACCGGCGGCGCGATCGAGCTGCAGGCCGGCGGTGACCTGGTTGCCACGCCTGGCGCGACGATCGTCGTAGATGACGTTACGCTTGGCGATGTCGATGCCGACAGTATAACGTCCGCTGGCGCGATCGCGATCACGGCCGGTGGGCTGACCGTCACTGCAGGCGGCGTGACCATCTCCGACGGAGATGCGGTCGTGGCCGATGATCTGCGCATCGTCGCACAGACAGCGATCACGGTCACCAATGGCGCGGCGTTCACGGTCACCGGCACCTATCAGCCGATACAGGCGGCCGGTGAGGTCACGCCAACGATCACGGCCGGGACAGCGGGGCAACTGCTGGTCCTGGTCAATGTTTCGGATCAGACGATCAACCTCGCAGACCTGGGCGATGGC